GACGATACAGAGGCAAACAATTTCTTAAAATCTATTTTATTTTTTCTATGGCTACTTGTTCAGTACAGACTCAATAGAATTGATTTAGAACCTCTTTATGAACTTAGAAAACGGTTTGTTAAATAATGTTGGTATACATAAATGAAGATCAAAAACAAAACGCAACAAAAACTATTATTTATTGCGTTAATGGTACTCATTGCTGTAATTGTGTACCAAGTACGTAACCCTATTGTCATTAAAAAAAGAGTTGGTGTACCCGTGGGTGTCCCAGTAGAAGTGCCAGTTCAGATACCAGTTGAAAGGGAATTTAGAAACCCACCAATCAAAGAGTATAAACCCGGGTACGTCCAACAAATGGGTGTTCTTGTCGGCACAGATGAAGAAACCTTACCTTTATACGGTAAAGAAGTCAGGGGGCGCCGCGATCAATACCATTATTACACGACAACACCAGGTGATCAAGTGTATCCACTTCCTGTGACTATCGATAACCGCGATTGTATGGACGATATTGGGTGTCGCGAACTTTATGGAAATGAAACCGTTTCGGTATTAGGACAAACGGGTTCATTTCAGGCGAAATTGTATAGAACGGACAATTTTTTCTAATGCAATAGTAAATGGCATATTCAACTCAAACACTTGCCTCAAAAATAACGAGTATAATTTCCTCTACGTGTTGTACAATGATGATAATGCGAATGCCTTTTAAAACACCACCGGTAATGATAGCGATGTTATTATTTTGCTGCTGTTCACTGTCACAAACTGCACTTGTCGGTAAAGATACGGTTAATAGATTTAAATAAAAAATAAATACATATAGTATAAATGAAGATAGATTTGTTAAAAAATGAAGCAAAACGTCTTGGTCTTCGCGTAACTAAAAAAATTAAAGGGAAGCGCGTTCCTCTGAGTGAAAAGGAACTTAAAATGAAAATTCAAAGACGGCGACAACCACCTTTGGAAATTCGAGTTCGAAATTCAAAAAAACTTATACGAACGTGTAAATCACTTTTACAAACCGTGGAACCAAATGCTCCACGTGTTCGACGAGTTTCACGCGCACCACCAGTACCACGTGCGCCATCTGTTCCACCTCCACCACCAGTCCCAACTAGAAGAGACCCACGCGCAAATTTGATGACCGCGTTAAAAGCAAACCTTAAACGTCGTGGTCTTAGAGAAAAGATAAATCAAACTTCTTAGATATAATCTTTTTCGCACCTTCAAATTCTGGATGACTCCATAAAAGCCATCTCGACCAAAATCCTGCGGTAAAAAAACCTGTTTTTGTCCAGTTTTCTTTATCACTTCGAGTCACATCGAGCATATTTTTATGAACCAGTTTAGGGTCGGTTTGTTTTTGTACCATATGAGGAACAAACCCACCGTGTCGCGTTACGTATGAACGCATACGTAAAGGGTTTTTGTGTATCGTATAGTCTGAGTACCCTCTCGCCCCAAAATCAACTATTTTCCCATTTTCAAAAGTAACTCTAAACTTTTTATCAAAACGCGGACTTTTTTTTAAACGAACGCGCATATATAATTACTGGATAAAATTATTTATTTTGTAATTTAGCGAGTGTGTAGTGGTGATACAAGTGTATTAAACTTATGATCAAAGAAACGAGAACGGCTGGGTTATATCTGGCCTTCTTGTTAAGAACGATTAATACAACCGAGGAAAGAGCAATAAAGGCTGGTAAACTAAATAAACCAATTTGAACATTAGTCAAACCGAGGAATCGCTTTTCTAATGTGTTAACTTCTGGTGTTTGTGCTGGTGCGTAAGATTCTTTTCCTTTATAACCTGGCATTTATTATAGGTAAACAAAAAAAATGTGGTTTCTTATGATACCACTTATACTATTACTAAACGATTATTGTAAAAACCCTATAGATAGACTCTATTTTCAAAGACCTTTACGACCTTTGGTGGGTATACGAAACTCACTCGTAGACTTATTTTTTTATAAACCGCATTACTCAGTAGACGATTTTATAGGACTTTGGCGGGTACAAAAACACTTTTTCGATATAAAAAATGAATACGATACTTTATATAAAAATAAACAAAAGTATTATTTCCACGACCTTGATCCATGGTTTGAATATAATCAAAATTATTATTACTATAAAATACACGATTTTCCGAAACTATACGCATTTTTAAAAACTGTACCATGTGTTGATCATGCCATGATTGCGGTCATGGAAGGGTCAATGTCTATACCAGCACACCGCGCCGAAAGCAATTTACAGTTACGGTACCACTTAACACTCGAAGGAACAAGTAATCTTACCACGGAGTTTGATATTCATCAACATAAACCCGGTGAAGATGTTCTTTTTGATCACGCACGGTATCATAGTGTTGATAAAACAGACCAACAAAAGCGCGTTGTTCTTATTCTAGATATTAATAGATTCTAAACTAAAGGTGTTTTCGACACACCGCTTTATACATGTCGTGATCACCAACAAGTTCGAGTTCATCGTTTTGAACAATACGTTTTGTAAATGGTCCGTGTGTACCGTCCATACACTCCATACACATCGCCGATATTTTAAACACTTTATCAGCGAGAGGTACACAGTCTATGAGTTCACCAAACTTTCTCTGTTTATAATCGCCATCGAGACCCGCGAGTAAAATCGTTTTACCCGAATCGAGAACCTTTTCAACAAACGTTTTAAGACCCGTAAAAAACTGGGCTTCGTCTATGGCTATAACGTCAACGTCTGAAAAATCGACTTCTTCGAGACTATTTGTTTTTATACAATCGAAACGAACATTATCGTGGGTGCGTAAAACGTCTTCGGAAGCGCGTGTATCCTTTTTAGAGTTTATAACGAGAATACGTTTACCTATAACTTTGTACCGTTTTAAACGTCGGATAAGTTCGGACGTTTTTCCTGAAAACATATTTCCCATAATAATCTTAAGACTCATTTCTAATTATACGTTACACTATTTTAAATGGTTTTAAAGAAACAACTCTTAGAATAATAAAAAACATGGAAACACTTAGAATTAAACGATTAACTCTCGAAGCAACTTTACCGACACGCGCATCGCCTGGATCTGTCGGGTACGATTTGTATAGTATCGAAAACATGACGATCAATGCATGTGAACGTGGTATTGTAAGTACGGGTATTTGTGCAACGATCCCACACGGTGTGTATGGTCGTATTGCACCGAGATCGGGTTTAAGTGTAAAACACGGTATTCAAACGGGTGCCGGTGTTATTGATCCGGATTATACGGGTGAATTGAAGGTTATCTTGTTTAATCACGGGAGTGAACCGTTCGAAATTAAACAAGGCGATAGAATCGCCCAACTCATTTTGGAAAAGTGTGAAACACCACTTATTGAGGAAGTTGATGAATTAAAAGAAACAAAACGTGGTGAACGAGGTTTTGGATCTTCGGGTAAGAATTAAGAGAATCCCAATGCGCTTTACCTTTCATTAATATTAAATTCAGTTTCATGGATAGACCTATCTGGTATCTTATACTGTTCAAATACCAAACTTATTCTTTTTGTAGTATAATCACAGAAAAATGGTTCGACAGAATGATGCATATCACCCCTAAATGTCAATCTTCTACCCTGTTTAGGTTTATAATATACTTTTTCTTTATTTTTATTAGCGAATGGTTCTAAAATTAAGTTTCCACCTGTGTAGTTTTCCGGTATATTTATATATAGTATAGTTATACACACAGGTAATATATTTCTACCCATAAAATCTTTTAATTCAATAGTATCATCATAATGGAATTCTATATCATTATACTCTTCTGAATTATGGGAATTACTTAGTATAGCGGTATTAACAATATATGCATTTGTACCAGGTTGTTTTATCCTTTCAAATATTTTATAAATTTTTTCCATTTTTTTTTCTAAAAACATTTTTTTAGAATATTCACTCGTATTAAAACGAATAACAAAGTCGTTCTTACCCCAGTTATTATTTAATAGTTCATGTTTTAATATATAGTCTTTTATATCTTTACATTCATTTGGTGACAAAAAATTATCCTCTATACTAACAAGTGGAAAACTACGTGGATGTGATCTTTTAAATTCAAAATAATCTTCTATTTCAATATTTTGATTTACGACATATATTATTAATATTATTGAAAATATATAATATAACACCTTCTTCATATCTTATATACATGTAATAATTAATTACCAAATGCGATACCACCCATACCATTCTTAATCCTGAGAATGTTATAGTTGACCGCATATGCACGAATCATATCAATGTTGTCATTATCAGTCGATAG